GTGGGGTTAACTGAGGTAACAACAAGATCACTAAACTTAAGTGGGAACTTCTCAGCATCACTAAGTGCTGTATCAAGTTGGAACTGTAACATGAAGTTACTACGACCCATAGCAGCTTCACGTTCTACCAGGTCATTATCAGTGAAGCGATCTGGATCTGTTGGTGTCCATTCCTCAGCACCCATCTCAATGTCTTCCATGATTTGTGGAGCAAGAAGACTTTCATATTGAGATAGTTTATCTTTACGTGGGTACCGTGATGGCCACACAAAGGGACGGTAGTTACGTTCTGCTAGTTTACGGTAGACAGTGAAGGTAGTCTGTGGTGTACCGAGATACATGATTCTACTGTCTTTCTTTGGGGTGAGAATAGACTCAGCCTCCGTACATAACTGGAGGAGCTTCTCTCGCATCAGTTCAGTCATTGAGTTACCGGGCACCTCTACGTCATCCAGGATCATCAGGTCAGCACGGCTACCAGTTAGCTGACCCGTAATACCAACTGACTTAACGGACGGTGCTTGGTGGGGTGAACACTGAACATCAAAGCTAATACGTGACCACCGTGCCTCATCACTCTTGGGCCTAAGATGGGATAACCACGGTGTCTCAATGATGAGCTTCTGCAGGAAAATGGACATGTTATCAGCGCGTTCTTTCGAGGCACTAATAATCATTATTTTCTTCTCTGCATCATTGAACAGGGTCCATAATACGAATGCTCCAGTAATCCAGCTCTTACCGACTCCTCGGAATGCTTGGATCTGTAGTCGCTTTGGACCGTGTTGTAGGTAATCAGCAATAGCGTATTGGGCACGTGTTGGTGATGGCAGGTCTAGCTGATTCCATAACGCCTGAAGGAAGAGCTTAAAGTCACCGCGAAGGGCTGTTAAAGTGTCCATATGGGGAAACATACCGGGATTGGTGGGGAGGCGCCTTGTAGGGGCACACAGACGCCTCTCACGTTGGTTTAATTAATTAGCGCCTCCATTTAAACCGACGTTCATGTGGTTGATCGACAGTGCCCATCATTCCACCAGGTCCAAACCGTTCAGTAGAAGGTGGAGCTGTATTACTCGTTTTTACACCAGATGTACCACGTGTACGCTTAGATGTAGGCTTAGATGCAGGTTTAGATGCAGGTTTGGGTTCAACCTGTGCTCTAGCTGATTTCAGCCGAGACTCTCGGTCACTCTTTTCTTCAGACCTTCTGAGTCTCTGGTTTAGCTTTAACTTTTCCTTCCCTTGAGGTGGTTTAGAAGTCGGCTTAGGGGCTACATCTTTTCCTGCGGAGTAAGCTGCAGCAGCCCGAGCTTTTGCCTCTCGAATTGCAACTTCCATCTCCTTAAGGCTCATACCTTTCATATTTATTTTTGAAAGTTCAGATCCTTGCAACCGTGCCTTACGAGCGGCATCAGCTTCTTTAGCTTTTTGTGTTGATTTATTTGATGGCATGATTAATTAAGTAAATTTATTAAAAAGGTTAGATCTCTCGCTTACCGAAGATGCTGCTAAAAGCACTACGAATTGGGTTAACAATAAAGTACTGACCTTCGTTAGCAAGGTTCAAAGGTTGAGTCTTTGGCATCATTTGACCTTGAGTACGAGCTGCTACAGCAGTACGTGGGCGAGATTGTGCTTGGGGTATAGTTTGGCGTTGTTGTTGAGAAGCAACTCCAGTACCACGTTTTACTTCACGCCATTGACCACCGCTTTGCTCTAAGCCATAGCCAGGCTTATCCATTAAAGTGTTGGTATCTGTGTTAAGTGGCCGTAGTTCACCACCTACATTAACCATTTGAACGCTAGGTTCTGGAGCACCTTCTAAGTCACCACTTAAACCTCCCGCAACTCCACCACCAAATGCCTGAGCAGCTTGTGGTAGGGTAGCTCCGCCAGCCAAGGCAAGACCACCACCTATAACTCCAGGAAGAAGAGCATCTACAGGACCAGGAATAGCTCTAGAAACAGCAGTTGCACCACGCATAAGTGGGTTACGTGTAACTCTTCCTATACCAGACGTAGCATCTGAAATTTTAACATTAGATACATCAATATTAGGTGCTTTTGCTACAGAATAATTCTTTTTAACAGGTCCACCAGTGGTACTACCACGACTTGTTGTACCAGCAAGTTCATTAACCCATTTAGGGTACTCACCTGTAATAGCTTTCCCTTGCTCGGCTTTCTCTGCTGCAGCTAAGGCTTGACCGTAAGATTTAATGTTATAAGATTCGTTCAAATGAGGAAACGCATCAAGATCAGTAGCAATTTCCCACACATCATAAGGTGTTTTATTTGTAACCTTAGATATGTACATTGCACGGTCATAAATAAGACGATCTAGTGAATCCAATATAGGTTGAGCTATTGGACCTGATAACCCAGAACGCCTAGGGGCACCTTGCTCTATAATTTGCCTATTAAAATATGCCTCTGGTTTACTAACAGGTATACCTGCTTCTTCCATAAACCATTGAGGGTATCTATCTTTTTCTTTATGAAGCTGATTGATTTGAGCAATTTCCGGCAATACGTTTTCGATATCATCACTGCCAGGAGACAACGCGTTAGCAGCAGCTCTACCATGGCCCTTATCATAGTAAATTTTTGCACGAACCGCTCTAGGCATAAAGATGTTTCTTTCAGCTGCCTTAGCTTGTGTAGCTGCCTCACCAAAAGTAAATTCTCTTCGTTGACGTTGGGCTTCTAATTTACCAGATTTAGGCCCAGAAGATAGATCAATTAATTGCTCAGTCCAAGGGTCTAATTCAGTCCTTATAATACGCCTATCAAGGATATAATCATTACCTTGCTTTTTAAAAGCGTTAAATTTAATATTTAAATCATCCCTAGCTTCTGCAGGCGTCATACCACCTGAAATGCTAGCATTATAAGCAGCTACCATTTCATCAAAGTTTTTAAAGTTTTTGGGAAACCTGCCAGCATTTTGCCAAGCATTAAATACTTCTTGTGGAAAATTAGTTAAACTTTTTTGGGATTCAATTACTAATCTATTTTTTTTACTAGCCCTGGGCATTTTGCGTGGAGCCATTACTTAGCTCCCAACTACACTAGGCCCGCCTTTTTCTTTATCTCGCTCATTCTTACGCTTTTCACGATCCATAATCTCTTGACGCCGTTGACGACTCATCATGTCCTCACGACCTGCAGCAGGACTACGCCGGGGAGCCTTCTTGGCTGGCTCTTTCTTAGCCTTATATTGATCGGTTGAATTGGTAGTAGACTTCTTTGAATAATCTTTAGATGGAATTTTTGTTGCAGGCATATAGCCTTGACCTTCGCCATCTCCAGCAAAGTTACGGGCAGTACCTTTGGCACCCATTGCCACCTTACCAAATTTATTACCACCCTTTCCAGCAGCTTTCTTTTGGGTCCTCAACTCTTCTTTTGCTTTCTCCATCTCACGCTTTTCCATGCGTGCTTTGATATCTTCGGAGGTAACGTTCTCACCCTTTTGACGACGCTTAGTTGCCTTACGCATGTATTCAATTTCTTTAAGCGTGTCCTTAATCGTCTTCCTTTTTTCCATGATGGTTAGTTAATGTGTGATAGAATAAATTGTTCTCTAGTTGTTACACCAAATGTTTTACGCATCCATTCGAGCCAGTTGCTGCTCCCCTTATCCTGATTACACTTTTGACAGGCTGGTACCAGGTTACTTGTAAGATCTTCTCCGCCCATAGACTTAGGACGAACGTGGTCAAGAGTAAGTTGATTAATGTCATAGTGTTCTCCGCAATATGCACAAGTGCAGTTGAAGTGTTCTTTAATGGCACGCCTCCAAAGGCGCTTTGCTTCAGGACTTGTCATTGTTATCAGGTTGTAAAGGTAATAATCAGGAGAGGGCAGCAATGGCGTCATGATGCGTATTTCTTACCCATACGTGGACGCTTACGATTACTAGATGGCTTCTCTAGTTTACCTTTAGTAGCACTTGTATGGGAAGCATCCATACCATCACCATTACCGTAAGTACCAAGTTTACGATTAAG